TTGCCCTTCTTCATGTCGTCGTACATGAGCATCACGCCCGCCTCGACGCTCACGCGGCTGGTTTTCTTGCCTTCCTCGTCGCCGGTTTCGGGCAGTTGCGCGTACTCGTGCAGCATGTTGGCCCCGTTGGCGCGGTACTGATCGGCCAACTGGATGCCGTCGCCTTTGCTGCGCTGCAAGCCGTCGGCAGGCCATGCCACTGGCACCCACGGGCCGCGTTGCAGGATGCGCGGTACCAGTTCGACCGGCGTTTCGTTGCTGACCCGGTAGGCGTCGTAGACATACACGGTGTCGGTGTCCCGATCCCATGCCAGCCATGCGCCCGCACTGGGGTGGTCGATACCGAAGTCCACGCCACAGATGACGGGCCAGTGGTCGGGAATCTGGAACGGCTGCACGGTGATGGCCGATTCGGCGATGGGCCACACCCGGCCACTGCCCAGAATGGGGATGCCCTTGGCCCGTGCTTCTCGCTCGTGCTCGGGGTAGCTGGCGACGATGCGGTCGCGTTCCTCCTGGGTGTAGTGGCCCACGTCGTCGATGGTCATGTTGGTGTCTGACCGGTCGGGCGTGTGGTTTTGCAGGAACAGGCGAACGACTTCCGACATGCCCAACAGCGGCGTGAAGGTGATCCAGACGATCCCCTTGGTCGCGTTGGTACGGGTCAGCACCTCGGTGTAGATGTCGATGGGCGGTTCCTCATCCAGCGCGGCGAAGTCCAGCGTTTCGCCTTGCAGCTTGGAGCGGCCCTTTTCGTAGGACTTGAAGTACAGGCGCGACACGCCACCGGAAACGTGGCGCACGAACACGCAGTCCACGCTGTCGGCGATGCCTTGCGCCCGCTTGGGTTCACCGATGATGAGGTGCTTGGGGATGGTGCCGGTGCCCCACTCGCCAGGGCGGCCCAGGATCAGGCGTTGCATGGTGTCGCGGGTGGACTCCATGGACTCGCCCAGTGCCCAGCCGGTGACTCCCCTGCTCCACCGCTTGCCTTGCCACCAGTCGGGATAGAGTCCGGTCAGGTGGTAGGCGATTTCGTAGGCGCTCGACCATGTTTTGCCAAGCTGGTTACCGGCGCGGAACAGGCGTTCGCGGAACTTCGACCCCCGGTTGTGGAACTCAATTTGGCGCGGGTAGGGCTTGTACCTCGATAACTTGTTGCGATCCTGCCGCCGCTTGAGTTCCTGCGCCAATTTCAATAAGGCCAGTTTGGGTGGCAAGCTCTGCAACGATTCGGGTAATGTCGTCGTCACTGAGGTTTGCATAGTCGTCTTCCGGCTTCTTTTCTGCGGGCTTGAACAGGCCCATGGTGTCGCCCAGCATCTTGAGGGCGGTGTTGGCTCCCGCTGAATCGAATTGGTACTCGCCGGTTGGTTCACCCTTGCGGTCGAGCACGGGTTCGGCCTGCATGCAGCGTTCGGCCACCTGCATCAGCCTGGATATGACCCACTCGCGGTCGAGTCCCGTCTTCAAGATGGCGTTGTTGGTCGCCATGGCCGACAGTTCTGCGATGCGTGCGCGGATCGGCTGGTTCTTGCGCTCCCAGTCGCGGGCGGTGGTGACGGCAACCGGTGAGCCGATGGCCAGCACCGATTCCTCCATGGTCATGCCGGTGGCTCGTGCGCGGCAGTAGGCTTCTTGGTGGACGGTGAGGCCAGAGGCGAGGCGCACACCGTCGTTCAACTTGCGCGTGCCCTTGGGCATCGAGCGGTTGCCGCCCGTGGGGCGTTTGGTCTTGGTGGGTGCGTCTGCCATCAGTGGACGACAGCGGAAAGCGTCGCCAGCTTGAACACGGTGACACCCAGCAGACAGGCGCAGCCGACGACGCCTGCGATGACCCACTGCCGGATGAGTTTGAGCGTGGGCAGTTCGAGTTCGATCTTGCGCACACGCTCGTCGGTGGTCTTGATTTCAGTCTCAGTCACCTTGATGGCGTCGAAGGCACGGTTCAGCGCCTCGCGGGTTTCGAGGTGCTTTTGCTCCAGCGTGGCCAGACGCTCAAGGTTCTCGGCGATGACTTGCAGCGTCTTCTCGATCATGCTCAGACGGTATTGAGTGAGCGCGTCAGAGGTTTGAAGTGCTGGCGGTGTGGGGCATTGGTCTTGCGTGCTCATTTACTGCTCTCGATCTGCTGCTTGACTGACTGAATGACTTGTTCTCGTACCTCGATGGCATCCACCAGCGCGTCGTTGTGTGCCTTGCACTCACGGTAGCTGCGCACGGACTGAGCCAGGGCGCGGGCCGTGTCGTACTGGTCGCCTGTGGTGAGGGGTTGCGCGATGGTGTCGGGGCACCGCACGCGCAGTTCACTGGGCACCGGGGGCGAGATCAGCGTTAATCGCGTCGCGCAGCCGGTCAGGCAAGCGGCAATCAGCGTCAACGGCAGCAGGCGTGCGTGCATGGGATGCCTCGTTGATGAGTGTTTCGAGATAGGTGGCGCGTGCCTGGGCAGCGGTGATGCGCTGGTTCAGGCGGGCAATGGCAGCGGTGTCGGTGACCTTGACGGTGGTGGTCACGGTGCGCTGCGCGGTGTCTTGCGTGGCCGTAGCGGCAGCATTGGCCAGCGACACGCGATAGGTCTTGTAGCCGTAGCCGCCGAAGAACGACAGCAGGACAGACAGCGCGAAGGCCAGCCAGACGCGGGGATCAATCACTGCAAGCACACCGGCCTCCCCCAAAGTTGGTAGATCGACTGGTGGCGCAACAGGATGCGCGGCGCATAGGTTTCGTTCTCGTGCTGGTTGGTGGGGGTGATGCCCGGGTTGACGTAGCCGGTCAGGCTGTACTTGCCCGGATCGTCGGACAGGCGCTGGCGCTTGTAGACGTAGCCCAAGCCGCCGTTGTAGGCCGACAGAGTGAAGTGCCAGCGGTCGCAGTCGCTGTCGTAGGTCTTCACACGCTCATACAGCCAGCGGTCGTACCAGACGCCAGCGCGGATCGACCATGCGGGGTTGAGCGGGTCAACGGTGCCAAATCCGCCTGCGGTGGTGGCCCAGGCTGCGGTGCTGGGCATGAATTGCATGAGGCCTTGCGCACCGACGGGTGACTTGGCGGTGGGGTTCCACCCTGATTCTTGGTGAATCTGGGCAGCGATGACGGGGACAGGTGCGGGGATGCCAAAGCGGAACTGCGACTCGCGCACCACGATGCCGCGAAAAGCGCCCGATGCTGCTGGTTGTGCTGGCGCGTACTGTGAGCACGTCGTCAGCACGATGGACAGCATGAGTGCGGCCAGTCGCTTCATCACAACCCCATCGAGCCCGCGATGATGACGCCAGCGATCAGCACGGCACGCGCCAGCTCCCCGGTGGGCGTGCTGTGGTTGAACACGCGGCCAATGGCGTTGCGTGCGATCCAGTAGCCGACCCAGGCCAGCGTGGTGACGTGGCCCAGCTTGTAGAAGACGGTCTGCACGGCAGGCGCGTCTGATCCGGCGCAAGCCGCGAAGAAATACAAGGCAAGGCCGCAAAACAGCCAAGCAACCATGCGGAATTTGTCGAGTAGGGTGTTCATGGGTGGTGAGGGTACGGGCAGCGCAGGAATTCGACGCCGTAGAGGTCAGACGTGGCCCTGCTCTTTCAGGATCGCCATGCCTGCATAGACGATTGCGCCCAGCACCTCTTGCTCGAAGGCCTTGCCTTCACGGGTGCTGGCCGCTTCTTCCAGCTTCTTGGCCGCTTGGCCGGTGGCAAAGCCACGCCCGTGCATGGTCACGTAATGCACCCAGGGCTGATCGAGGAAGGGCGTTGTCGCGCCGCCGTGGCGTTCACCCTTGCCGTACATCGCCTGCTCGATGGCAGCGACAAACACGGGGAACAGCGGGTGATCCATGACGGCCAGCGACGGCTCGTTGGGGTGGACGGCGGTAACGGTGTAGCCGGGTGGCATGTCTGTCATTTGAAGAATCCTCGGAAGGCTTTTTCCAGTGCGATTACTGGGTTTTCATCCAGTGGCTGCGGGACTTTTCCCCAGCGTGCGGTGAACTTGCGGCCCGTGCGGGCGACCTTGGCCATGTTGTTGAGCGCGTTGAGCGCGTCAATCGTCTGGCGGTAGGTCAGGCCAGTGAGTTGGGCCAGTTGCTGGCCGGTGAAGAAGGTGTCGGTCGATTCGATGACCGACAGCACGCGCATGCGGTAGGTCTGTGCCTGTTGGCGTTTGATTGCGCGTGCGCTGGCCATCAATCGTCGAGCGCCGGGGCGCGTGAGGGGTCGAGGATGCCCAGGTACTGGCACAGGATCGTTCGCGCCTCCTGCGCCGATCTGGCGACCTCCACGAGCCAGCATTGATCCTTGAAGTGGGCCAGCCACTCCTTTTGCGTGTCGCTGGTCGAGCCGGTGGCCGACTTCATCTCGATCACGAGGCCGGGGTGCTGGCCGTTGTTCCACGGCAGGATCAAGTCAGGGAAGCCGGGTTTCACACCTAGCGCCTTCATCTGAGCACCAGCCAAGGCGTCACGCTTGCCGCCGTTCGGGCTGTGGTGCAGCCAGCGCAGCGCAGGCATGAGGTTGCGCACGGCGA